AGATAAGGTGGCAAGAGTGTCAGATATAAGCGCTTCTTTAGAGAGTGGTAGAGTAAGTTTGCTAAAAGGGAAATGGAACGAAGAATTTTTAAATCAATTAGTCCGTTTTCCTGCTGCAAAACACGACGATATGGTGGACTGCCTAGTTATGGCAATAAACAAAAATATGTGGAACAAAGCTAGTGTATTATATTTTGAGTAGTTACTTTTAAAAACTTCGCAGTTATACGGATTTTTTTTTATATTATTGCGAAATAATAAGTATAAATGAAAATAGAGGCAATAAATAAGAAGCACGCAGGTTTTTTAAAGAACTATATTAAAGATATTCAAGAGATTATGTTTGAAGCAACTGAAAATGCTAATGTTGGCAAATTTTCAGAAATAAACAACCTTTTATCAAATGTCGTTAGGTATTCTAATAAATTTAAAGAATATACTAATAATCATAAAGAAATTAACGAGTGGTGCTATATGATTCCTAATTTAATGATGTATGCTTCAACAGGGTTTTTAATTGGCATAAGAAGTGATGAAAATGGAGAAGATGTTGATAATGCGATTGATAAATTATTTGCAACAACCGTATCTATAACCTCAGAGACAAATAAAATGCTTGACGAACTAGAGGCTTTAGGAGAATTAGAGTTAATGCTAACAAATTTAATAAAAAAATAAAAATATGCTTATAATTGATGTGATTGATGGAGATTCTACTAAGACGATAAACATACCTACTGATTGGGAGGATATGACTCTTAATTATTGGTGCGGGATATTTAGAATAATAAATAAGTACAAAAAGAAGCAAGAGTTTTCTGAAACAGTTGTTGAAAATGAAGAAAAAAACTCTTTAGCTGATTATACTAAAGATATGAAAGAGGCTAATCTAGATTTTTTAGAAAAAAGAGATATAATCAATATGAATAGAGAGATATTTCAGTATGTAGCTCAGGTTAATGATGAGGATATTAAATCAGTAGATATGGAGGAAGCTACTAAGGTTTTAAATGCAATGGATGTTTTTAGAGATGAATATGTATCAAAAGGAGTAAACTCTTTTGAGTTTGAAGAAGATACTTATTATTTTCCAATGGACAATTTATTAGACAATACTTTTGGAGATTATATAGAAGCAACTCAGTTAGAAATGAATATAGAGCAATTAACAAATGGTAATTATGATGTTTTACCTCAGCAAATGGCTATTCTTTGCAGGAAACTTGGAGAAGAATATGATGAAGAAAAAATAAAAGAAAGAACGCAATCTTTTAGAAGGCTTAAAATGGACACAGTATTAGAGTTCGCTTTTTTTTTGACCAATCAAAGTCAGAAATTAGCAAGCGCTTTAGCAATGTATTCGGAGGAGAAAGAAGAGGTGGAGGAAGTATAAAAGGAAAGGTAGCTTCAGAAGGCTACTACAAAAAATATATAAAGCCTTTTGGGTGGCTTAATAGTCTGTTTGCTTTAGCAAAAGAAAAGGTTTTTACAATAAAGGGAATGAACGAAATAGATAGTGTTAAAAATACAAACTTATATAAGATATTAACTTATTTAAGTTGGCAAAATGCAAAAGCAGATTATGAAGGTGCGGTGCAAGAAGCTATACACTCAGAAAAATAAAATAAAATGGCAATAAATAGATTAACTGATATAGTAGCTGCAATGAAAAGCAAATGGCCTTATGGAGATAAGGACTTTGCATATAACTTTGAGGTTAATGAAAAGCATAATACTCAATATCCTTATATGATGATTAATCCTCCTAACTCAGAAATGCCTGAGATATATGGGGGTTGGGAATCTTATGATTTTGAAATAAGCTTTTTTGATACATATAAAACAGCTTCTCAACAAGCAGTAACATTAGAGCAGAAATGGGATAATCTTCAGGACTTATCCTTAGAGTGGTTTGACAATTTAATGATACACTACAACAATCCGGGAGGAGCAAATGTAGGTATTTACTTTTTAGAGGAAACGCTTGATTTTGAAAGAGTTAAAGAAGTAGCTAATGACAGGCTTGTTCAGATTAAAATGTTTTTTACATTGAGGTCGGTTACTAGATGTTTAATGGGTAATGTTCCAATGAATTATTACCCTAATCAAATACCTAATCTTGCATTGTGGTTAAAAGCAGATAGTGGTGTTGAGTACGATATACCAACTAAAAGAGTAAGTGCTTGGAAAGACCAATCAGGAAATAACAATAATTCTTCTCAATCTACAGTATCAAATCAACCTTTAAGATATAATTATGATGGGTCTGCAGATAAAACTAGAATAAATTTTGACGGAACAAATGATGAGATGGTTTCTGATTCTAATAGCCCAATAACTACTGATGTTACAATTTTTACAGTTGCTCAGTCAAAACCCGTAACTCCTGCTTTTACTAATAAATATTCTACTCATCTTGAATCAGGTGGAGCTGTTGTGAGTTGTGGAAATCCTTCAGGAGGAGCAGGGGGTCAATTATTCTCCTTTACAGATGGAGCAGGGGTAGACCAACCGTTTAGTATTTCTTGTTGGGCAAATATAGACCCTACCCAACCTTGGAGGGGATTTATGGAAAAAAACGAAACAGGACAACAAGAATATACATTAAAACCGGGATATAGTTCGGGATATATAGAATTTAGAGTTTATGATAATGCAACAGGAGGAAGTCTTATGGCTAGGGTTACCACTTTTGCTTCTGCTCAAAAGGGTAGTTGGCATCATTATGCAGGAACATATGATGGTAGTGGAACTGCTGCAGGCGTAAAAATATATATTGATGGAGTGGAAAGTCAAGACACACAAGCGGTGATGGGAGTATATAACAATATGCAACTAACAACATCTAATCTTGATTTAGGAAATGGAAATTCAAACTCTTATTTTGGAGATATAGATGAGTGTAGTGTATACAACAAACAATTAAGTACCGTTGAAATTGTTGAGATGTTTAATTTAGGAAATCCTAATGATTTAACAACACTAACTAGTAGTTCGGCTAATCTTATTGGTTGGTGGAGAATGGGAGATGGGGCGATATATCCTACTATTCCTGATGATAGTACAAACTCTAATAATGCCACTATGGTAGGTCTGACTGCTGATAATATTAGAGAATATGCTCCTAATTCAGAGTCGTCTACTTATTTTAATTATGAATATAATAATGTTAGATTAAATTTAGGAAGTTCTTCTGAAAGGCTTTATTGTCAAGTAGCAGATGACACTCAAGGTTATGGAGAGTGGAACGCTAGAAATATATGGGACGGAGACACCTCAAAGTACCATATAGCCACTATGTCTATAGAGTCAGCAACAACTAAATTGAGACTTCAATATAACAATGCTACAAGTATGGAGGGAGTTATGGCTAACTACAATACAGCTCAAACATATAATCAAGCTTCTTTTAAAATAGGTAATGGAACACATTTAGGAGAATTGGATGGAAATATACAAGAAATAATAATATACAATAGGGTTTTGACATCATTAGAACAAGAATATGTAAGAAACTATTTAAATAATAAATACAAAATATACTAATTATGCCAAGTTTAAATCGTACAGCTATATACTTTAGCTTAGCCCCTAGGACTTATGCTTCCCAATCCACAAATGATGGAGGGATGGCTTATGATGTTTTTGGAAGCCAAACAGAGCAAATGCTATACTCTACAAATCAAGATATGAATGTTCAGGTGCAATGGGAAAACACAGGTTTACTTCAAGACCACGAAGGCACAGGCGGCAGCTACGAAAGAATTGAGGGAGACTTAGTCAATGTTTTATTTGATATATATGAGCAGCCTTGTAATTATAATTCCTCTACATCTATTTCAAGTAATTGGGTTAAAATATGCACAATTAAAAAATCAAAAGATGTTCCTGTTAAATGGCAGGGATTTAAAACAGATGAAACTCCCTTACCCGGACATAGATTTACAGTAAACTTACAACCTATTTTAAGCAATATATTGTCTTATAGTTTAATTCCTCCCGGAATAGGAGCTTGGGGAGGTAGTGATGATGGTACTACAGGGAAACAAGATAATGGTATGAATGGTTCTCGTGGTGTTTTTGGAGGTATGAATGGTCAATGGCAGATGAACACTGTTGTAAGCACACAACTATCTGCTATGGAGTTTAATTTTGAAGGGAATGGAACTTGTAGAAGGATATATGTAGGTGCTAGATTTGAATTATACGCTGCTGATGGTAGTTTAGAACTCTGTACTAGTCCTGCATCTAGAGCCACCTCTTCTTTTTGGACTTATAATGGCGCTCCTCAATTAGAAGATAGATTTGCTGTAAGTGGGGGAGGTAAAAGAATGGAGATATCAAACAATGCTACCGCTTCTAGTATTTTTATGTCTGACTGTCCTAATGGTCAGGCAAGAATAGGAGGGGTAACTACAGACCCTGATAAAATATATTTTAAAAAAGTTAGAGCTACTGATAGTTCTGACTATTTACAATGGTGGCAAAAATACACACCGTATTCGGGTGGTACAGATATTTGTACTGATTTTGCATTAAGAGTTGATTATTCTGCAAATAAGGACTTTACATCTATGAGTACAGTATATTTAGTTGATTTTGCAGCAGGACAAAGACCTAATAGGTCAGGGACTAGCACATCTAATTATAAGTTTGCTAAAGGTCAATTTAGAACCTTTGCTCAGAATGTTAGTGTAGGATATATTAATCAACATAATAATGGAACAGAATCAAGAGTTTGGGATGCAGGTCAATATGTCGCTAATCCTATTGACGCTACTAAACCATACTATAGAGTTTCAGTATTCACTAAAACCTCAGGAGGAAGTTTTAGAAATAGTGAGTATCGTTATTATTACTTAGACTCAAACATAGATAACACTAGTTGGTCAGATATTGATGGGTTTAAAGGCGGTGTAAAATTTATGTGGCTAAACAGAAAAGGAGGTATTGACTCTTATACTGCTGAAAGAAATATATCTTCATCTGTAGATGTAGAGCAAGATACAATTACAAAACAAACTCCATACTCTAGGTTTTTATGGGATTATGATACTTTAGGAAGCCCTATGAGTAGTAGGGTTTTAGCAGATATGTATCCTCATAGAAGAGAGGTTTTAAATGTAAATGCAAATAATACATACTCTGTATTTACTGACCCTTTAAATGTTGCAGAAGCCAAGTGGTTAAAATCACTATTAACATCTCCTAATGTTTGGGTTGTAAAAGAAAACTCTCGTCAAGAATATATGGGAGATATTAACGATACAGAGAGAACTAGACCGGGAGAAGTGAGTTATGTTCCAATATTAATAACAAATAGCTCCACTACCGTTCTAGATGAGTCGCAAGGACTATCTGCTATACAAATAGATTTTGTAGACTCTAACCCTATAAACACTCAAGGAAACTAATATGGCTCAAAAAAATATAACTATAGATATTATAGATAAAGAGTATGATGATACTTATATACCATCAACTGCTCTTTATGATGAGAATAATGTTGGTAATGGAGCTTTTAACAATCCACTTTCCGGTTCAAATATAGGGGAGGCAGGTTGCGGTACTTCAAACCCTGCAAAATACAATATAAGTGGAGCTAATGGTACTCCTATATCTAATAACCTTAAGCCGTGGTCTTATGACTCTAATCTTGCTCCGGGCGCAGGGTTTTGTGGTATTGTTTATAGAGATACTCCACTACCATATACATCAGGAGGTCAGCTTAAGTTTCCCGGAACTCCTCCGCCTTCTAACGCGGGAGTTGAATATGTAAAGGATTTTGATTTTACAGGAAATCATAATGCAGCTAATAATAATGGGTGGATGAATGGTTCGGGATATCCTATGGCTAATTATTATCCCGGAGCAAGTCAATATGCTATGAATTATTTAGGAGCTAATGCTCCTGTAGGTAATAACCAAGCTTGGTATGGTGTGAATACTGTTTGTTATAACGGAGGTCTTGGAAGTTTTAATCCTACTTCAGCAGCCATACCTGCTCTTACTAACACATATGCCGCTTATAATTATATGAAAGTAGGGGGTGGGTCACCTGACACTTGCGGAGCAGGAGGTAATATAAGTTATGCAGGTGTATGGCAAAGAATTACCGGCCTTACAGCAGGGGTTAATTATACCTTGAAAATAAAACTTGCAGGTGCAGATATTAACGGAACTAGTTATATAGCTATGGGAATAAATCCCGGAACTTATCAAGGAACTTATTATGAACCTTTAGGAGGGGCTAGTGCGACTATGTATGGAGGAGGCCCCGGAAGTATCTATGGTGGACAAAGCACCGTCCCAACATATTCAGGAAACCTTAGACAAGATATAACTACAGAACAAGTATTTACATTTAACTCTGTAGGAGGTAATGAAGTTTTTAATATAGATGTAATGTCTGACAATACCTCAGGAAGCACTGCTTCAATAACTATTGACTATGTTAGTATACAAGAAACACCATCATCACAAATTGGAAATTGGAGTGGAGTTTACACTAAAGTTGATATTGGGGATGCTAACACAGGAAATCCTGCAGGTGTAGCAAAGGTAAGGGCGAATATAGATACAATAGATACTTCTGTAAATGGAGATGCTATAATGATTGGTCAAAGTGCTATGCAGGGTGGAAATCTAACAGGAGCAGTAGGCTTAAATAATATGTTTCAACCTGTAATAATTGCTAGTAACAATCCACTTTTAAGCCCAACACACCCTTTAAGCACAGGAATGAATACTTGGAGTCAGTTTACGCAATTAGCAGACTCTACAGGAGCTTTTAATGCTGATGACAGGCTATTTGAAATGCAAGTTATAAATACAAGTGGTAATACTATTAAATTTGACAGTTTAGATATCAGGTATACGAGCTATACAACCCCTGTTACTTCTCAGACAATTAATTATGACAAGAGTGTTGTTGGTACTTTAGAGGTGTCAGAAAGTGAAGATTTTCCTTTAGACATATCATACACAATATCAGATGGAAAAAATTTAGAAAATAGATTTGGGGATTACTCTAAAAGTTTTGACTTACCTGCAACTGCAAACAACAATAAAGTTTTAAATAATATATGGAAGGCTAATGTAGACCAAAAAGATAAAAAAACATATGGTATAAAAGACTGCAGAATAAGTGTAGATGGCATTCCATTCTTTGAAGGAAGTATTCAAGTAAAAAAATCAACACACGCAGGAAAAGCAAAGTCATATAGTTGTACTGTATATGGTGGTAATTTCAGTTGGATGTCTTTATTAAAAGATAAGGGTCTTTGCGAAACTTTTGATGAGGCAGATTCTTTTCCTTTTGACTATGCAAACATAGAAAACACTTGGACACAAACTCAAAGCACTACAGATATACAATACCCTTTAGTATCTTGGAAAGATTTTAATATTGGTGGGCTGCAAAATTATATAAACACTTTTGATACAGATAAAGTTCCTGATTTTCAAGCTGCATTTTATGTTTATAACATACTTCAAAAGATATTTAAAAATATAGGATATAAATTAGATTCTAATTTCTTTGAAACTGCTAACTTTAAAAGATTAATAACTACATTTCCATTTTTAAAGAATGACGCTAAAGACGACAGAGTTCATTATACTTGCACTCAGCAAAGACAGACAAATGATTGGCAACAGGTTCATTATAATGTAGGTTTAGGAACGCTTACAGGCTCTTGGAATACTTGTATATTGAATCACAATGTAAATGACCCGTCTCAGTCTTATGATAATAGTAATGGAGTATGGACTTGCCAAAAACAAGGAACTTATGATGTAACGGCTGAAATGGGATTTGGTATATTTCTTTTGAGTGATGTAATGGCAGATTGTGGAGGGAACACAAGTACCACTTGTGATTGGGAGTACACTTCTGCTTCTCCTTCTGACGCTTGGTATTGGGCTTCAAGAGTTAAGGTAACTACAGCTTCAGGAGTTGTGTATGGAAATACACCTTCTACAGGTTGGGGAACTAATGTAATACACGAATTAGATTGGTATAGTGTTTATTGTTGGGATACAGCTACAGAAAAACTTACTTTACCCTCTTTTAGTGTTACTCTTGATGTGGGAGATACTATTGAACTTCAAGGTCAATTTACAGGTCAAAACTTATTAGGTTGCGACCCTGATGTAAAAGCGTCTTTTGGTTTTGATGCAAGTACAGCTAGTTTAGGAAATAGACAACCAAGAATGACTATAGCATTTAATGATTCAACTCCTAATATAGGTGGTGATGTTGTTAAAAATAATATTTTACCTTGTGGAACTAGTCAGGTAGATTTTATAAAAAGTATTTCTCATTTATTTAATTTGTATTTTACAACAGATGTCTCTTCAAAAACAGTATATGTTGAGCCTTTTAATGATTTTTATAAACCAAAAGGAGAGGGGATAGATTGGACTACAAAGGTAGATTTCTCTCAAGATATTCAAGATGACTATGATATAGGACTTAAAAGCGACCTTAGAGTAGGATATAAAAAAGATGGTGGAGATAAGTATATGGAAAACTTAAATTATAAAAGCAATATATATGGAGATACAACTAGGCTTTATGATTACAATGAGACGCTAGGAGATGATTTTGAATCAGGAACTTTAGAAATGATAAACCCTTTATTTGCTTCATCTACTCAGGTTTGGGATAATGATGCTCACGACGACAACACAGTTTCTAAAGCTCCTGTATTAATACCTAACGCTTGGACTGAAGATTGTTACAATGGCATAGGTTTAGGAAATAATCAGTATCGCCCTTCGCAATTAATTGATGGCTATATTCCTAGAATATTTTACTACTGTTGGGAAAATCCTGTAAGCTATACAACTATACCAAATGGTTTAGTTGCTAATGCAGCCGGAACTCAAACATATTGGTCTAGAGTCTTTAGTAATGGAAGCCCGTTTCAAAACCAAACAGTTTATCCTAGAGCTACATTTGTAGATTGGGAAGAAAGAGTTCATAATATAACTATGAGGCCTTCACTATCTTTTAATGATGAAAGTTTTACAGCTCCGGGACAATTTAATGTAAATACAGTTCCGGGATTATATACTGTTTACTATAAAAATATGATAGAGCAGTTAAAAGAAGCTCCTAGAATAAGAACTGTATACATAAACTTAAAAATAGCAGATATATTATCTTTAGATATGAGAAAGTTAGTTTACCTAGATGAGACTTGGTGGAGAATTAATAAAATAGACGGATATAATCCTGCTAAAAATCAAACAACTAAGGTTCAGCTTATACAATGGATAGATGTAGGATTTTACCCTATATATGTTAATGGAGATAAAATAGATTACTAATATGGCAACTAACGAACAAGCAGTAAGAACAATTCCTAAAAGGTCGCATTCATATAACAATGCTCCTTTAAATTCTAATAATGGTAGAGATAATAATAACCCCATAACTCCTAATGACATTCATATAACCGATACCGGTATAGTCAGAGAAAAACAAGGAAAGGTTTTTATGACAGAAACTTTAGGAGAGAGTAAGAGTGTGCTTTTAAATGTATTAATAAAAGATGAGTTTGGAAATCTTGTAGAAATGGTAAGAAATTCAAATGAAGGAGATGTAAGCACAGGAAGCTATGTAAATAATCAAGGGGTAAAAAACATACCAAACCCAAGAACCACAATGATAAAGGGGAAGCCAAGTAGAAATGTAAGTGAAAACGGAACTACAACTTTATAATGAGTAACGGATACGAAAAAATAGCGGCAGTCTTGTTTAGTGAAGGAGAGCAATTAAAAAGTATCTTACAACAAGAGCTTATTGTTCAAGAGCATATTGCTTCAGGAAAACTATATAACTCTTTTGATGTAGAATTTGATGTGGTTGGAGGTTCTCTTGTTTTGAATGTTACTAATAGTGCAGGCTATGCTGTAGCGGTAGATGAAGGCCTTAAGCCGGGGACAAAGGTAGGTTTGTTTAAACTTATAGCTTGGGTTAAAAATAAGCAAAAGCTAGGCAAAATGCTTCCTTTTGATAATGAAAGCGCATTAGTTATAGCAAATAGAGTTAGGAAGTCAATTAGAGACAAGGGAACAGTAAGCCCCAAAGGATTTATAGGAAATGCTCTTGAAACTGCTGAGAGGTCAGGAATGTTTAAAAGAATAGCTACAGCAACAGGACTTCAGGTAGATGCAATATTAGGAGAGTCAGAGATAGATAAAACAATTACAATAACAGCAACAATATAACAATATGGCCTCACAAGAAACAAAAATAATTAATGTAAAGATTAAAGGTGTAAATGACCTTTTAAAGCTTAAAGCTGAATTAAAAAAACTCAAGAAAGAACAAGAGAAAATTACTTCTGTAAATAAAAAAGGAGAGAAAGAGTGGATTGATAAAGAAAGAGCAATTACTAAGGCTACTCAAAAGGTAAGAAAGCATAGAAATGAATTAACAAAACTAGATAAGGAACAAAGAAAAACTCAAAAAGGTGGAGCAGGATTTTCTAAAGGTTTACTTAAGATGGCTGCAGGTATTACTGCTGTTGTTGCTACTGTAAGAGCTTTAAGTAGAGTTTTTGTTTCTGCATTTAAAACCTTTACTGAGTTTGAATTCTCTATGGCTAAGGTAAGAGCAATATCAGGAGCTACAAATGAGGAGTTTATGAAGCTTGAGCAAAGTGCTAAAGAGCTTGGTAGAACTACATTCTTTACAGCTAAAGAAGTTGCAGAATTACAAGTAAACTTTTCTAAATTAGGATTTACAGCCGAACAAATTTTAAACTTACAAGAAGCAACACTAGATTTAGCAATGGCTACAGGAAGTGATTTAGCTAGAAGTGCAATGGTTGCAGGTTCTGCAGTTAGAGGTTTTGGATTAGATGCTGCTGAAGCAACTAGAGTAGTTGATGTTATGGCTGTTTCATTTACAAGCTCTGCTTTAGATATTGAAAAATGGCAAACATCTATGACTAAAGTTGCTCCTATTGCCGCTAGTATGGGAGTAAGTATTGAGGGTACTGCTGCTGTTATGGGAGTGTTAGCAGATACAGGTATTGAGGCTTCTATTGCAGGAACATCATTAAGAAATATATTCTTAAAAATGGTTAATCCAACATCTAATCTTGCTAAGAGAATAGGATTTACCGTCAATAGTACTAAAGATATGATAAAAGCTCTTAAAAAGCTAAGAGATGCTAAAATTGGAGATTTAGAAATGAGTTCTCTTGTAGATGTAAGACAGCAGGCTTCATTTAAGGCTATGCTTAAAGGTGTAGATATAATTGAACAATATACTATAGCAAACGATAATGCTACCGGAGCAAGTAGAGAAATGTCTGCAATTATGGAAGACTCTACTAAGGGTGCATTCAAAAGATTTACCTCAGCAATGGAAGGATTGTTTTTAGTGCTTTCAGAAAAGATTGCTCCATTTATAAACAAAGTAACTAAAGGAACTAGAGAATGGATTGAAATGCTTACGGGAGCTGCAGATAAAAAAATATCTGATAGAATGAAAGACCAAGTTAAAGAGTTTCAAAACCTTTTTAATGTTTTAAAAAAATCTACAGTTTTAGACCAAACTAAAGAAAAAGCCTTAAAAGAAATTAACAGAAAATACTCTGAATATTTAGGCTATCAACTTACTGATATTAACGACACAAAAGCTTTATATGAAGCTGAAAAATTACTTAACGAGCAATTTGCAGAAAGAATTCAACTGCAAGTAGCAGAAGAAGGGTTAGGTCAATTTTACAAAGACCAAGAAAAAAGAGCTTATGATTTATTTAATTTACAGAAAGAGATAGCTAAAAGTCCATTAGGAAAATTAAAATCATATGAAGACCTTTTTAGTGAAGGTGCAAATGTTGCTATGGATGACGCTAAAGCATTGTGGGATTTTATTTCTGACTTAAAGGTTAATACTTTTGAAGAGGACGGAGAGATAGACGGATTTATGCAAAAACTAGAAGCAGGACTTGTATTTGGTACAGGAGTGCTAAACAACTTATGGGCTATACCTCAAGCGTTTATTAAAGATATGGACGCTTGGGCAGACTTTAAGTTAATATCAGATGAGATTGCTAAACTACAAGCTGAAATTACTGCAGAAAGTAAAGATGAGTCTTATTGGAAGGATAGAGTAATAGCTGCAGGAGGAAAAATAAAAGACTTACTTGGTAAAGCCAAACTTGAACCTTGCCCTTCAGGTCAGCATAGAGACCCTATAACAAAGGAGTGTGTAGACCTTGTGGCTGTTAGGAATTTTGCTGAAGAGTTGGCTGCATTTCAAGTATCCGTAAATGACAGAACTTCTGCTGATTTTATAGCTAATGAAGAAAAAAGAAACATTAAGATATTAGAAAAAAAGAAGGAGTTAGCTGAGGCTGAGTTTAATCTTCTTGCAGATGGAGACCAAAAAAAGGCTGCGGCACATTTAAAATATTTAAAATCTATTGAGAGATTAGATAGGGCTAACTTAAAAAGACAAGAAAAAAGATTAGATGAAGGTCTTGTTATGACCAAAAGAAAATTAGCTCAAGAAGGTAGAGATAAAGAACATTTTACATTACAATTAGAAAGAAAGGAGTTGCTAGCAGAGAAAAGAATGCTAGAGAAAAAATTACTTCTATATAAAGACTATAGTGAAGAGTGGAAAAAGATTAGGAAACAGATGGAGAAGGTTGATGAGGATATTAAAGTCAATGACCACGAAAGTGAAATGGAGCTTAGTCAGTTTAAGGTTGAGATTGCTCAAGAAATAGCCAATGCTACCTTTGCTATTATGTCTAATAATCTTGCAAGAGAAAAAGAAGCGGCAATAAATGACTTGCAAAATACCTATGATAATGAAATGTGGTATCTTGATAGGCAATTAGAGGATAAAACTATGTCTAAGGCTGATTATGATGGTAAAAAACTTATAGCAGATACTAAGCTTAAAGAAGAAGAGGAAAGAGTAAATAAAGAATTTGCTAAAAAGGAGAAAAACGCAGCAAAAGCGCAGGCTGTAATAAATGGTGCTTTAGCTGTTACTAAAGTGTATGCTCAATTAGGAACTCTTGCAACTTTTACTGTCCCTTTAATTATTGCTGCTACAATGGCTCAGTTAGCAGTTATTGAGTCTCAGCAATTTGCTAAAGGAGGAATTGTAGAAAAATTTGCTGATGGAGGAATGGTTGTAGGTAAGTCTCACGCTCAAGGAGGAGAAAAGTTTGCAGTAGGAGGAAGGGTTGTTGAATTAGAAGGAGGAGAGGCTGTTATTAATAAAAGAAGTACAGCAATGTTTGGAAGTCAATTATCTGCAATGAATGCCGCAGGAGGAGGTGTTAAGTTTGCTGATGGAGGTCTTTTAAATCAAAGTTCTTTTAGTTCGGCAAGATTTAATTCAGCAGGATTTAATTCTTCACAAGGAGGAGGAGGCAGGGTTGTTGTTGTAGAATCAGATATTACAACATCACAAAGAAAAGTTAGAGCAATAGAGAACAATGCAAGCTTTTAATTATAAAATTAAAATATATTTTATATATTTGCTAACCAATAAAATACTAACAAATGTTTGTTGATAAATACATAAAGGAGGCTCGTATAAGTGTTTGTAAAAAATGCGAGTTTTACAGAAATTTTTTAATGCTAAAAAAACCAATCATAACAAGAGGCTCAAGATGCGGAAAGTGTTCTTGCTTTTTAGATGCTAAAGCAGGCCTTACTAAAGAGTGGTTTGGGAAATGCCCGATAAATAAATGGGAAGAAAAAGGACTTTAAAGAAAAATACAGATATGAAATTAGTAGAATCTATAATATCCAAGGTATCTAAAGAAGATAAAGAAGAGATACAGAATAACATTTATTTAATAGAAAAAATAACAGACAAAGAGCATTATAATAGCGGCTTAATGAGAGTGCTTTTTCATTTTTGGGCTAAATACATACCTCAGCACAAGCAAAGTATGAAGTGTGGTGGATGTCGTCAAGCTGTATTAAGATTTTGGAAGCAAATTAATACTGAATGGAATAAATAATGGCGCAAAGACAGAATGATATAGAAATAGTATATGAGTATTTAGATTTAATGGAAAAGGAGATTACATTAAGAATACCTGAAGATGCTACAATTAAAGACACAATACTACATTTACTTGAAAAAGGATTGATACCTCCAAAAAAAGTAAGAAATTATATGATTATTAATGATTTTGACAAATTATTAGTAAGCAATGAAGGTAATCGTACTCATACTTTTATGGATATATCTATAAAATATGAAATAACTGAAAGGCAAGCTCAGACTATAGTTTACAAGGATAGAAATAAACATATGCCTACCTATAACATTAGTTATTAAAAACTTGTTCCTAAAACTTCGCAAATACTTTTAATACTATTTGTATTTTTGTTAAATGCAAAAAGAATGGTATAAAATTAAGAATAATGCATCTGAAACTTCAGATGTTTATTTATTTAACGATATAGGTACTTTCGGAATAACAGCTCAAAGCTTTATTGATGAGATTAAAGAGTACGATAACAAAGAATTAAATATACATATTAATAGTTTAGGAGGAGAAGTTTTTGAAGGTATGGCTATTTATTCTATTATTCAAAGAAGAAAAGCAAAAACAACAGTTTATATTGAAGGTATAGCAGCTAGTATTGCTTCTGTTATAGCATTAGCGGCAGACGAGGTTATTATGAGTGAAAATTAATTACTTATGATACACAATGCTTGGGGCGGAACTCAAGGAGACGCTAGAGATATGAGAAAACAAGCTGATGTTCTTGATAAAATCACAAATGAAATTGCTGAAGTTTATGTAAAGAAAACCAACATTCCTTATGACAAAGTTATAGAGATGATGAATGAGGAGACTTGGCTTACAGCAAAAGAAGCAGTAGCACTAGGTTTTGTAAATTCCATCTCAGAACCAATTAAAGTAGCTGCAAAATATGATGTCTCTAGATTTAAGAACATCACAAACAAAAAGGTGGATACAATTTTAAGTTTAACAGAAAAAAAGAAAATCAAAATGACAGAAGAATTAAAAACTTGGTTTAACTCAAAGGTTGATGAGATTATTGCTAAAGTGAAAACTGATGGTAGTGAAACTCGTGAAACTGTTGAGTCTGTTGAGGTTGAAGTAAAACTTACTGATAACGAAGATGTGATGAACAAATTTTCGGATTTAGAAGGTACTATTTTAACACTTAACAATTCTATTATTGAATTAGAAGGAGAAAAAGAAACTCTTTCTGTAGAAATAAATAGAGTAAATGCTTTATTAAGCAAGTCGGAAGCGAAAGGAACTGATACCTCTACAGACTCAGACCCTGCCGTAGTAGAAAACAAAGTAGAGGACGCAAATAGTAATTTCTTTGATAATTTAGCTTCAAAGATAAAATAATTAATAATAAAAAAAGAAAAAGAAAATGGCAAATTTAGCAGATAATGGCTTAGGAGGATTATATGTAGGTACTTACGCATCTAACATTCTTCTAGAGCCTATGTTCCGTTCAGATGATGTTATGAGAAACTATACAGTTTATCCTAATGTTAAGTACAAGCAAAATATTTTAATGGCAAACAAACTAACTGATATTACAGCAGTAAATACAGGGTGTGGTGCTAACACTTGTACAGGAGCAAACTTAAACGATTTTGATATTACTCAAAAAGTTTTAGAAGTACAAAATGTTTCAGTAAAACAAACTCAATGTTGGGCAGAGTTTAAAGCTGAAGTTATTAGAGAGTCTTATGCAGCAGGTATTAGTATGCCTGACTTAAATGGAACTCAATTAGCAGAGATTATTGGAAAAAGAACTCAGCAAGGTATCGCACACGATACAATTAGAAATATGTGGGCAGGAGATGTTCTTTTAAATGCAGCAGCAGCGAACTGTTCTTATGGTTCAATGGGAGATGGTCTATGGAAATTATTATCTGTAGGTAATGCTATCGCAGGTGGAACTCAGTTAAGAGAATTTACAGCTACAGCTACAGCGGCAGCTAATTTAATTGCAGTAGGCGCTACAATTTCTCCTACTGATGCAGAAATGTTATTAAGAAGCGTATTTGATGGTGCAGACGCAGAATTACAACAAACTCCTGCAGGAGAGAAGAAAATGTTCGTTACTCCAAATATCTACAATGCATACTACGGAGCTTTAACAGCAGTTTCTCCGTCAGTAGGTGCGGTTGATTATGGACACTCAGAAGCTCAATCAGGTGTAAATTACCCTAAATTAAGATTCAGAGGTGTTGAGGTAGTTCCAATGTACGAATGGGATACTGCTTTAACTGCATTAGGAACAAGTGCTTCAACTGCATTATTTACAGCAGCAACAGCAGGTATTCAAGCAACTCAAGGATGTATTTACGCAGCAAAATCTAACTTATTTATAGGTTCTGATGTTACTGCTCCTGAGAACAACTTCAAAATGTTCTATGATGAGTCAGCAGAAGATATGAAAATTAGAGCTTACTTTACTATGGGCTTCCAATACGGTTGGGACTCTTTAGTAAATGGAGGAATGCTAGTATAATCAATTAATAGAAGTAGGGGTGTAAAAACCCCTACAACTTTAACCTTAAAAAAATAAAATAAAATGGCAATAGATACAGGTATAGCATTAGATTGTGCAGCATTAGTAGAAGTAGGGGGGTTAAACAATATTTTTGTAACAGATATTGAAAACTTAACTGCAGTTACTCCTGCTTCATCTGCTACAACTCACGAGTACACAAACCTTACATACGGTACTTGGGCAATGTTTCAATTAAAACCTAACACAGCAACTTGGGCGACAACTTCTTCTAAGGAAAATGGTGTTACTAAATTTGAAACTACTGTTCAATGGTACATTCCAAATATTACTACAGCAATGTCAGCAATATTGGAGAATATGAAAAACAAATGTATAGTAGCAGTTGGAGAATTTAGAAGTGGTGTTAGTTTAACTTGCGGTATTAGCGAGACTTATCCGGGAACAGGAGCAGGCTCTGATTATTGGAAGTATAATAAAACTTATGCTCATATGACAGTTGAGTCTACAAGTGGAGCTGATTTCGTTGATGGAAATGGAGCTACAGTTACTTTAGTAGCGAGTTCTTTTGAAACTCCTAGAGTATATGCAGGAGCAATTACTTATGCAGCAGGAAATACTCAAGCAAGTTTAGCATAGTCTGAAACTGCTGAGATTAATAATTTGATAAAGTGAGAGGTTTAAAAGCCTCTTACTTATATCTTTTTTTATATGTGCGACTGCAATAGAAAAAATTTTGTAGATTTACAAAAAATTAAATTATATTTAAGTATGGCAAAATACGAAGTTAAGAAAAAATGGTTGGGAGAAGGTATTGCTACAAACTTTACTGATGGAAATGGTTCTACTCTTAGTATAGGGTGGGATAATGCTAGTCAAAAAGATTTGGCTAGAGCTTATGAAGAATTCAATGGTGCAGAAGCATTTATTAATAAAACAGAAAAATCAAGTGAAAAAGCAAAAACCAAAAAGCCAAGCAAAACTATCAGCAAAGACTAAAGCTAAGACTAAAGACAATGTTTATGAGTTTGGGGTGTTTAATTTAGCAGTTCCTCAAAGCGTCTCAGAACCTAAAAATCTTACAAACATAAGGACTAAGTGGATTCCTTTTGGGGATGATAATTTATTTCCTCAGTATCTTGCTGAATTAAAAAGAAAATCATCAACCAATCGTTCTGTTTTAGCTCAAAAAACTATATTTACTAGTGGAGCTAAATTTGTTTGTGATAATGAGCCTTTAAGAAAGTTCATTGAAGATGTAAATGCAGACCACGAATCTTTAAGAGATGTTTTTAAAAAACTAGCTGATGACTATTACACATTTGGTAATGCATACTTAGAGTGCGTAGTGTATGATGGGGGTATAAATCTATATCACTTAGACGCAACTACAGTTAGAATGTCCAAAACAAACAAAGAGGTTTATATAAACTCTGATTGGAAAAGATATTGGGCTAATGATGAAAAAATATCACGACTACCTATATACCCTAGAGTAGCTCACAATAAATTTGTAGTTCATTTTAAGGACTACGAACCTACATTTAACTTTTATGGCCTTCCTGATTATGTTGCTGCATTAGAGCATATTGCAGTTGATTATGAAATAGGTAAATGGAATCATACTAAGTTTAAAAATGGCTTTCAACCTTCTGCAATCGTTGAGATTAGTGGAGATATGGGAGAGGAAGAAGCAAAAAAATTAGTGCGTGAAGCACAAAAGAAATTTGTTGGAGATGGTAACAATGGAAAGATTATGTTTATTGTTAAAAATGGAGATACTTCTCCTGCAAATGTTTCTATAATAAAAGATGACCAAGACGGAAGTTGGTTGGATTTACAAAGAGTTACCGACCAAAATATAATTACTGCTCATAGATGGCAACCTTCTTTAAGCGGTATTGTTAGTTCGGGTAAAATGAATAATACAGGTAGTGAGATTAGAATTGCTTATGATTTAGCAATGACTACTGTTGTTAAAGATACTTCTGAATTATTGTTAAACGGAATAAGAAGAATCTTATATAATGAAATGGGATTTGACCCTAGAGATTTAAAGATACATTATGAGCCGCCTGTATCTTATGCAAATGAAATAGATGTTAAGCAAGTTCTAACAATTAATGAGCAAAGAAGAATGTTAGACGAGGACTTGCCAATGCTAGAGGACGGAGATATGTTTGTTTCTGATAGAGAGGTAATAATTACTGATTATGATGAGTCTGAAGAGCAAGAGGTTGAAATAAAAGATGAAGATAATTATGAAGATGATATTGATAACACTATAATAGAAGATTAATATGGCAAATTTAAGACAATATAAACCATTAGCTACAGCAGGAGAAGTAATATCTCAGTCATTTACTAACGCTAATACAGACCCTTACTTAATATCAGATGACACGATTGTTATGGCTGAATTGGCTCATATTAAATCTTTGTTGGGGGTTAAGTTTTACGGAGAATTAAAAGAGCAGAATAATAATGGAACTTTAACTGTAGACAATCAAACATTTATGACTTATTATCTTATTCCTGCTTTATGTTGGATGTCTAGATTTGAAGTTATATTGGAGATACAAAACAATAGTAGTTCAGCAGGCGTTGTAACTAATTTAGATGAGTTTGCAAGTGCTGTTAGTTCTGATGAGCTTAATGTTTACAGGCAAAGTACATATAGAAAGGGGAAGTTATTTTTAAATGATATGATGGATTACTTAAGAGGTAGTGAGCAGGCGGGTCTTTTCCCTACATTTGAAGATAATAAGTCTTGTATGACAGATGAAGTTTTTAAAAATCACGGAATAGTAATGTATGATAGTATATATGATAGAGACTATTATGGTAATTTTATTGTCGGCAATTCTTACTGTAATGGCTATTGCAATAATGGCTGTAATTGTAATTGTAATTAAAATTAAAGATAAATTAAATGGCAAGCAACGAACACGCATTTTTAAGTGAAGCAAATCTTCACAATCCTAAAGGACTTTCTTTAGCTAACAACAATTCAGTATGTTCTAAAGATGATAGTGGTCTTTTAGCTTGGAAGCCAAATTCTTTTTTAAAGGTTGATACTGCTATCTTAGAAGGGTATTGCGATTTAACGGGTAATTATCAGTTTCCGTCTAATTATACAAATAATAATAAAGCTCCATATCAGATTAATAGAGATTATGGTAGCGCAACAATAACCTCAACTCCTAGTATAGCTCAAAATACTTTTTTTAAAGTAGCTTCATTTGTAGCGGCAAGAGATGCGGTGGTAAACGGAGGTATACTTCAGGTTATAGCTCCAGGAACAGGTAATTTTACTGTAGCGATAGTAAAGCATACGCCTAGCACTACAGCTCAATTAGCGTACCCTGTAGTTCTTTCTGAAAAAATAGTAGCAGGTCTTGGTAATACCAACTTAGTTAATTCTTACCCTTACAATATTCCTTTAGATTTTGCCAACACAGCAATAACTGCAGGAGATAGAGTTTTTATTATGCTTAAGGGTTCAGAAGGAGGAGAGCTAGGAGAAGTTTCTGTTTGTGCAACCATTGAAATAGGATATATTTCTTAAATAAAAAATAATGAAAAATACAATAAATAATAGTATGAAAGATACAACAGAAGTTTTAATTGCAAATGGAAGTGTAATAGGATTGAGTTTAGGAGAGTGCAATGAAATCCTTCTTTTAATATCTACAACACTAGCTATTGCGTTTACAATTTATAAATTTATAAAACTTAAAAAAACAAAATAATATGGCAACAACAATAACACCTTCAGATTTTACATCATCTTTAACAGATAATTTATCTTTAAACACTAGAGATTTTGGCTCAAATACCACTCACACGGTTACAAGTTGTACTGAAGCTGACCATAGAATAGTAAATGTAATAGTATCAGAGCCTGCTAGAGCTGCAAGTTGGACTGAATTGTTTTATTGGGATACTGCAAATGAGCAAGGTCAAGGAATTACTACAGAGTTTGAGTATGTTAGGCTTACTAACCTAGACAATACAAACTATTGCATTGTTCAGTTTGAATTAGCTGCTACAAATAATTTTTTAAACATTAAGCTTGGTGCGGGTCAGTCTTTTATGTTTCAAGATGTTAATGTGGCAGTTTCTACATCTGCCGCTCCTGCTACAGGGTACTTAACATATAGCACTATAAGCAAAATTAGAGCCGCTGCAGATACTGCCGCTTGTAATGTTGAAATTGTAACAGTATTTAAACCTACTTCATAGTGGCAAAAATAATATCTACATTTAGTGGAAATACTCGTAAAAAACGCAAAGGAATTCATTCTAAAAATGCTTCAAAAAGTCAAAATGGCTATAAGAAAAAGTATAGAGGACAAGGAAGGTAGCGCTAATCTTTTATTAATAAGAGACACATTTACAGATAAATCTGTTTTAGGAAAACTGTATTGCAATTCAGAGTTTATTGCACATACTTTAGAATTGCCTTGGAAAGACAATAAAAAAAGTGTATCTTGCGTGCCTGCAGGAGAATATTCTTGTAGAATAAGATTGGCAAGAGAAAGTGCTAGTAGAGATTATGTTCATTTACTAGTAGAAGATGTTAAAGATAGAAGTTATATATTATTTCATAGAGGAAATTATCCTTCTGATAGTAGGGGGTGTATATTAACAGGTACTCATAGAGCGCAAGTTCCTGATAAGATTTTAGAAAGTAAAATAGCGCATAGTTATTTAATGGATTATATATTAATTAATCAATTAAGTTCAAGAATAAGTTTAATAATTAAAAATAGATAAAATGAAAAAGTTTTTAGAAAAGTACCTTATTGGTCAAATGTTAAAGTCAAAAAAGTTTTGGTATGCAATTAGTTCTGTAGTTGTTCCTGCATTAGCTACATTATTAGGAGTAGAACCTGACACAGCAACAGAACTTTATCACGCAATTCTCGTACTGATATTAGGTCAAGGTATTGCTGATATAGCAAAAGCTAAAAAATAGTATTGCTATTTAAAAAATAAACATTATATTTGCATTGTGTAAAGTAGGCGCTCGCCTACATTCATAGTCGTAACATAGTTTAGTTGAAGAAAGAGAGGGGGTAGTTTCCCTCTTTTTCGCATTCTAATTAAAAAATTTTCATATATTGCGCCAACTAAAAATGCTGTTGAAACTGCTGTATGTGCGCATAAGTCATTGAAACTGCTGTATATATGTGTATAGGCTGTTGAAACTGCTAGCATTTTACATAAAGAATTTATATGAAAGAATATGGTAGACGATTAAGATTATCAACTGATGAAGAAAACCTTATATACAAATACAGAGCAAAATCAGTAGACAATATAAATGATAATTCAGCATTAGATACACACTTATTAGAAAGAGGTATAGATAAAAAAGATGTCGTTTCAGTTAAGCATTGGCAATCAGCTAGTGGAGATTTTAGATTTTCAATAGTAACAAAAGAGGATTGTGGTTTAGATGAGAGCCAAATATTTGACAATGTAAATAAGTTTATAGAAGGATACTCCCCTGACTATAAAACAATAAAAAGAAAAAAAGGTAATCATCTTTTAGTTATAAATCCTGCTGATATTCATATTGGAAAATATGCAAATGAGTTAGAGACGGGAGAGAATTATGATAGTGAAACTGCTGTTGGTAGAGTGTTAGAAGGAGTTCAAGGTCTGATAAATAAAGCAGAAGGATTTGATATTGATAAAGTTTTATTTTGCATAGGTAATGATGTTCTTCATATAGATAATGTTTATAACACTACTACTAAAGGAACTCATCAGGATACTGATGGTAAATGGTGGGAGCATTATGAAATAGCTTTAATGCTTTATGTTAAATGTATAGAAATGCTTAGGGAAATTGCTCCTGTTGATGTATTACATAGTATGAGTAATCACGATTATCAAAGTGGATTTCATTTAGCACACACTCTTAAGTCTTGGTTTAGAAAAGCTAATGATTTTTCTTTTGATGT